CCAGCATTTCGTTTCTATGATGTGGATAATGCAGAAGCAGTAACTCTAACAGGTCAAACTGTGATTAAATCAACTGCGGAAATGGCAAATATAAAATACAATAAAGAGTTAGGAACAAATGGTAAAGATTTTAACATTTATATTGATACTGACTCCGTATTCTTTTCGGCAGTTCCATTATTAGACCATAGAAACCCTGATTGGAAAAAACTACCTGATGGTGAAATTGCACAATTAGTGGATGGTATTGCAGGTGAAACGCAAGACTTCTTAAATAACTTTTACAATATACTTGCGGAAAAGATATTCAATGTAGATAAGGAAAAACATAGATTCCAAATTAAGAAAGAGTTTGTATCTCGAAGTGGTATTTGGATTGCTAAGAAAAGATATGCACAATGGATTATCGCAGAGAATGGTATTCCAATGGATAGATTGGATGTAAAAGGATTAGACGTAGTTCGTTCATCATACCCAGCTGAGTTTCGTAAATTTATGGGTGAAGTATTAATTGAAATTCTAAGAGGTGATACTGAGGAACAATTAACTGATAAAATCCAATTATTTAAGAAAGCATTGGCAGCAATGGAAGTAACCCAAATTGCAAAAAACTCGGCAGTAAAAGAGTTATCAAAATATATTCCTAAAAAGAAAGATAATAGAGCAATGTTCCAATTTAATAGTGGAACACCTGCACACGTTAAAGCAGCTATTGCACATAATCAATTATTAGTTCACTTTAATTGTCCTTCAAAATATGAACCAATGAGAGATGGTGATAAGGTTAAGTGGGTATATCTAAAACAAAATCCATATGGATTGGATGGGTTGGCATTTAAAGGATATAATGATGCACCTGAAATAATGGATATGGTAAAAACCTATATAGATGTGGATAAAATCTTTGAAAGGGAATTATTGAAGAAATTAGAGGATTTTTATGGGGCTTTGGGTTGGGGAGAGGTACTTTCCGCAGCAAAAACGGCTGAAAAATTCTTTCAATTTTAAATTTGGTGGTCTCAAGAAAATTTCGTATCTTTACAATATAAAACATAAACAAATAAAACTATGGAAAAAATTAAATTTGATGGTTTCATCAATCGTTACAATTTAGGCGGAGAAATTGAATCCGTTATGGTAAAATCTGATAAGAAAAACTTATCAGTAAGAATGATATCAGATGATAAAACTCTTTTGGGTGACGTATCGGTTGTAGAGACTGATTTCCCTGAAGGTGAATTTGGTATCTACACAACATCTCAATTAAAAGGATTATTGAGTGTATTGGATAATGCAATTTCAGTTGAAGAAGTAACTGGTGCATTGAAGTTCTCTGATAAAGGAACTAAGGTACAATATATGTTAGCAGCACCATCTGTTATTCCTTCGGTACCTGATTTGAAAGCATTACCACCATTTGATGTGGAAATTACTGTTGATGATGAGTTTATTAACAAATTCATTAAATCAAAAGGAGCATTATCAGATGCAGATACTTTTACTTTTATTTCTAAAAACGGAAAGAGTGAAATCGTATTAGGTTATTCATCTATTAATTCAAATAGAATTTCTATTGGAGTAACTGCAAAAGTAAATGGCGATGTTGAACCAATCGCATTTTCTGCAAAGTATTTAAAAGCTATCTTAATGGCTAACAAAGGTTCTAAATCATCTTCATTAAAAATCTCATCAAAGGGATTATCACATGTAAACTTTGTGGATGGAGATTACACATCAAACTACTACTTAGTAGAAATTAAATAATTACTATGAGCTTTTGGGACACTGAACCACAAAAACCTGTATTTGACTTTGATATTGAAAAAGCAAAGTTGATACAAAATATGGATTACTTATTTACAATGTCTGTTCAAGAACAAACACTATACAAAAAGTGGGTTGAACTGCAAGAACCAGGCATGCTTAAAGAAAAATCCCAAATTGCAACTCATTATGATTGCCAATGGCAACCAACTGATATCAACAATAAGGAACTAACTATTAAAGAAATTGAAGAGTTAGAACCTTATGTTGAGATTGTTGAAGACCCAAAGGATGTTATCAAATGGTCTGCAGTTAGACGTATGATTTCTTCAATGGAATTTACTGCAAATCCTGGTCGTAATGTAAAAGCATTTGCAAAGGATAGAAAAAGTGGAAAAGTATTGGGTGTTATTAGTTTGGGTAGTGATATTACTTCTTTAGGTGTAAGAGACCAATTTATTGGTTGGACTAAAGAGGATAAATTTCAAAATGGTAAACTAAACCATACAGCAATCGGAACTTCTATTATTGCAACTCAACCTTTGGGATATAATTTTTTAGGTGGTAAATTAGTATCGGCATTAACAACTTCACCAACCTTTAGAAAGGTTTGGAAAGAGAAATACGAAAATACTTTAATTGCAGTTGGAACAACATCATTATATGGTATTCATTCCCAATACAATGGTATTCCACATTTCAAAACATTAGGTGAGAGTAAAGGTAAAATCAGTATTAAACCTGATGATAAATACTATGATATTTGGCATCAATGGTTGAAAGAAAATAAAGCTGATTGGTATATGGAAAACATTACCAATGAAAGAGCTCGTAATGGTGCTAATATGGGATATGAAAGAAATGGACCTGTTAGTGGTATCAAACAAAAGATATTAGGAGCAATATTCAAAGAATTGGGAATTAGAGCAGACCAATACCATCATGGATTTAAAAGAGGTGTTTATTTCGCAATGATGTATGAGAATGGTAACGATTATCTTTGTTCTAAAATTGATGAAGATAAATTGATTATGAAACCTAAATTTAAAGAGGGTGATGATTATACAATTCGTTGGTGGAAGAAACATGCAATCAGTAGATATACAAAACTACATGATGAAGGTAGATTAAAACCTGAACACTTATTTTATGTGGATGGAATTGGAATGAGTTGGGAGGATTTCAGAGCAAAGTATTTGGGTGATGTTGGAAGATAAAAACAAATTATATGGCAAAAAGTAAAAAAAGTAAAAAAGAAGAAGTATTAGAACCAATCGGAACGATAGGTATTAATCAAAATAGATTAAGTGAATGTGAATGGTGTTTTCAATTTGATGATGATGAACCAAAGATATTTGCATGGACTGAAGAGGATATGCAAGATGAAGAACCTGCTGTAACATTTACAATAGCAAATGTTGAAGGAGCTTATGTATCATTTTCAAAAGATGGTAAAACATTCAAATTATTCGCAAGACCTTTAAGCGATGAAGGTAAAAAACTTAGAGAATTTAATAATCAAAATTTTGTTAACGATGTACGTGAAAATAAAGAAGCTTAGTGAAAACGCAGTAATTCCATCATATGCAAAAGATGGAGATGCTGGAATGGATTTAGTAGCAACCTCAATTATAGCAGATACACAAACTCAAATTACATATGGTATTGGTTTGGCATTGGAAATTCCCGAAGGATTTGTAGGATTAATATTTCCTCGTTCATCGGTTAGAAAGACTAGATTAATGTTAAGTAATTCGGTTGGTGTAGTGGATAGTGGATATAGAGGTGAACTACAAGCTACATTCAATAAAATAAATAATAATTCAGTGGCTGAAAATGATTACAAAGTAGGTGATAGAATTGCTCAAATTATGATTATTCCACACCCACCTGTAATTTTTATAGAAACGGAAGAATTATCAAATACCGAAAGAGCAGAAGGTGGTTTCGGTTCAACTGGAAAATAAAAAAATATGTTTGAATATCAAGAAGAAAATATAAATCATAGTCTTTGGGTAGAGAAATATCGCCCAACTAAATTAGTAGATTATGTAGGTAACGAACACTTAAAAGCAAAAGTGGAAGGTTATTTAGAAAGTGGAGATGTACCACATTTACTTTTGTACGGAAAAGCCGGCACAGGTAAAACTACATTAGCAAAGTTAATTGTTAAATCTATTGATTGTGATTATATGATTATCAATGCATCGGATGAGAACAATGTTGATACTGTTAGAAATAAAGTAAAGAACTTTGCATCATCTATGGGATTTAAAAAATGGAAAGTAATCATATTGGATGAGTTTGATTATATGAGTGCAAACGCACAAGCCATCTTAAGAAACTTGATGGAAACATTCTCAGCACATTGCCGATTTATCTTAACTTGTAACTATGTTGAGAAAGTAATCGAACCAATTCAAAGTAGATGTCAAACTTTTCAAATTATCCCACCAACTAAAAAAGATGTGGCAATTCAAATGAGTAAGATTTTGAAAGCTGAAAATGTTGAATTTGACCCAAAAGAATTAGTTCCTATTGTAGATGCAGGATATCCTGATATTCGTAAAGTAATCAATACTTGTCAATTGAACTCACATAAAGGTAAATTGAAAGTAGATGTACAAAATCTATTAGAGAATGATTACAAAGTAAAGATAATTGAAATACTTTCATCAAAGGATGATAAGAGAAACAAATATATGAAAGTAAGACAAACCCTTATTGATAGTAAGGCAACTGATTTTACCGATTTATTTACACTTTTATATGATAAGGTGGATGAATATGCCGGAGAGAATACAGCAAATGTTATCTTATTATTAGGTGATGGGGTAAGTAAATCAGCGTTAGCAATCGATAAAGAAATTATCGCAGCAGCTACATTAATTCAAATTTTAAATATTATATAATGGCAACAATTTTAGGAGCAGGTGGACAACCAATAGCAGGTGAGCAAGAAATGACACCAATACCTTTAGAAAAAACTGAACCGATTGCATGTAAAAAATGTGGTGGTGAAATCTTTGTACAAGGTTTTGGATTTCGTAAGATTTCAAAATTAATGACAGGAAAACCAAAGGATGAAGTAATCCCAGTTGAAATGTTTTTATGTGGGGATTGTGGTGAAGTATTAAATGATTTATTACCTCCGGGTCTAAAAGTAGAAGAAGAATAATATGGCTAAAACATTATTTGACCATATCAAAGCAGTAACTAATGAGCAAGACCCAAAGTATTGGGATAAGTTAGAAGATGCTGATAAAAAAACTTGGAGTAACTATATGATACTTCGGTTTATG